CTGCCTTAAGATCAGCTGTAGAAGCCTCACCAGATTTAATACGGGTAAGAAACTCCTTCGTAACTAGATTATGCAGCTCGTTAAACTGGTCTTCTGTAGCTTTTTTCTTAGGCATTTCTAAGCACGATTTGGTCTAGTTTTTGTTCAATACGTACCATATGGTCTTCCATCCGGCTAAGTAGTTCAGCTAACTCAGACTTCTTAACATAATCAGAAGCCACAGTAAGTTCAATACCATCTAGTCGGCGGTCAAGCGCACTGATACGTTCATGTACGCTATTTATTCGGTTGTGCAGTCTATTGTTTAGCGCTGCTCCCCCGGCTATCGCTGCTATCGATAGGCTTACTAGAGCTTCGATCATTAGTTAAAGATACGATGGGTACAATATCGTGACATAATACCTCAACACGAGAACCAGGTCTAAAGGTAAAACCTGCTTTCATAATTTCTGTACACTTGATAGCACGAACAAGTTCGTAATCAAGACGCATCTTTTGCTCATGTCTACGTGCAATAGCTTTGCAAGTTTCAATCATACTACCATCTAATGGTACTGCAAAATTTAACTGTACGCCGTAGTTATTGCTACGTACATACCCAGTGTTATCAAAAGGAATAGTATCGTTGCCCATATAAAATGGGCTGAATTGCATTGTTGATCCATTACAACTGTTGTTAGCTGCAAAGTATTGCCGAGACGGTGCACCATTGTTTTGGAATTGCACCGCCTGATTAGTCACATTACCCGTAGCTGCTGCTACAGGATTAGATGTATTTTGTACTTTTGGGTCTTCTGCAAAGACAGGTGTTGTTATTGTGAGAAGATAGACAGCGAGGTAGTGGTAGAAGTTGATTCGATTGTTTCTGTGACGTCGATCGTTTCTACAACTCCCGCATCGCGGGTTGTTATTTCTAGTGACCATGGGTCTCCAGCGGTGGTAACTGAAAAGGTTGTACCACTACCACTGATATCTGCGCTGGGAGTTATGTTACTACCAGACCAGCTTGAATAATCACCACCATACACCTCCGTTTCAATAGTACGGCTGATGTCAACGGTGGTAGTTGTAGTGGATTGCATCGACCCCTGAGTAAACTTCGGGGTCACAGTTTGAGCTGATGCAGGCGCAGCCAACAGCAACAACATAAGTAGCTTTTTCATTCCTTTTTTTCGCGAGTAATTGAGAAAGTTGCTAAGGTGCCGCTAAGAATTGAGGCAACATAGGTAGGATCCATCTTTTCCATCCATCCTGCATAACTAGCAGTTAGGAGTCCGGCGGACCAGACGAGGACGATGAATTTGATGAATCCTTCTTTTTTGTTATCTTTGTCCATGCTGTTTTGAATACAGGTTTCATAACAGTAACCAACCATTTAAACAAAGAAGTGGCGGTCAGGGTGGCTGCAACTGACACAACAGCAGTTGTCGCTGCTGTAGTTAATACAATACCATCAGGTACCGGTACATCAATTTCTGTCGTAGGGATACGGACTGTAGGTACTTTTGGTACTTGAGGTATAGGAGGAGTGGGTGGTTTTGGTTGTGGTTTATCAGATGGTGTTGTCCCTTTGACTCCAACAGGAGCCCGAAGGTCGCTAGGAGGCACCACAAGGGGTTTGTAAGAGGGCAAATCCGCTCTTGGTACCTCCAGTACCGGACGGGGTAAAACAAGGGGCTCAGGGAGCCTTAGAGACGGTAGTACCGGAGGCTCACCTAAGTCCATTACTTAACCGGGAAAAGACCGTTACGGATGAATTCGACAGCTTTATCGTCAATCTCGTTATCGGTGGATTCAGCAAGTTTGGTCAACATGTCTACAATGAGCATCTTGACTTTTTCAGATTGAAGGAAAGAGAAAAGAATAGGACGAATAAGGGCGATCATAATTATTCAGTAGGAAGGACAGCAGTACCAGCAGTAATAGCAGCGTTAAATGGTGCAAGATCTTCTGTAGTCCAGTAGTCCTTAGCAACCATAATTTCAAGATGCTCAACATTACGACGAACAGTGTCAACCTGCTCGTCACTACGCTCAGATAGAGCAACCAGTTCGTTAATCAGAGTAACACTATCGCCAGCAGCAGAATAGTTTTGAGCGATTTCAGAAGCAGTAAGAGTTTCAGACATAGTAATATTTAGAAATTTAAGAAAGTAAAGGACGACCAGCGGCAACGGCAGCTTGAAGTGGCGCTAAGTCTTGATCAGTCCACCAGTCCTTTGCAAGCATCAACTCAAGATGTTCTACATCACGACGCAGTCGATTAGTCTCAACTTCAGTGCGAGTTTCTTGAGCTACAAGTGTATTAATGTTAGCAACGTTTTCAAGTGACGCAGTATAGTAAAAAGAAATCCTTTCAGCTAACGTTAATGGTGAAGAGTCAGGTAGTGCGAGTTCAGGCATTTGCTTTAAGAGTGTCAATTTCAGCTTTAAGGTCTTTAATCGCCTGTACAAGCACAGGAATAAGCTGACCGTAACGAGCTTCAAGACGGTCAGGATTAGAATCCATAACCATCTTCAGGTATTCAGCATTAGAGGCAGATTGGGCAGATTGCAAATCTTGAGCAATAAATCCAGCATCGTAACTACCGTCTTTACCGTTACCATCACGAGTGTCCCACTTAAATTTAACAGGACGAAGCGTGTTAATAAATTCAAGACCCAAAGGTAGATCTTCTACTTCAGTCTTGTCACGTCCATCAGACAAACTGCTAATGGTTTGGGTATTGCAACGCAATGTCCCAACGTTCACATTACCAAGAGTAATTTCATTATCAACAGTTGCTGAACTGGCATCAGCGTGGTTACCAATGCAAGTATTGTTATCACCAGAAGTGATACTGTCACCAGCATTAGCACCAACAAGTGTGTTGTTATCACCACCAACCATTGCATAACCAGCCATATACCCCAAGGCTGTATTCTTAATACCGGATGATCCACTGGTTCCATACAAGGTGTAAGTACCAACAGAAACGTTATTGTCGCCTATCGCATTTTGACCAGCATAACTGCCAACATAAGTACTACCGGCTTCTACTGTAGTAGATATTCCAGCTCCATAGCCAACAGCAGTTACTTCACTTCCAGTTGTATTAGCAATTCCAGCGTAGCCCAGGAAAACGTTACGTTGACCAGTTGTATTAGCAGTACCTGCTTTATAACCTAGAGCTGTGTTCCAGCTGGAAGTTGTAGTAGCTTTAAGAGAGGCAGTGCCAACAGCTGTATTGTTTTGACCAGTAGTAATATTTTGACCAGCTTGGTAGCCCAAGGCAACATTTTCGTCCCCACTGGTGTTATTTAGCAACGCGCTGTGACCAACAGCAGTGTTGTAGCTGGCAGTATTGTTTTGGAGCGCCGATCTGCCAAAAGCAGCGTTGTACTGTCCAGTAGTATTTAACTGAAGAGCAAGGTAGCCAGTAGCGGTATTTTGGCTGCCGGTAGTGTTTGACAGCATGGCATAGTGACCGGAAGCCGTGTTTTGCTCACCAGTCGTGTTAAGGCCAAGCGCACCAGCACCTGTGGCTGTATTTCTTGCACCAGTTGTGCATGAATAAAGAGTGTCAGAACCTACGGCAGTGTTGTAAAGTGCAGTAGTGTTACTGTAAAGAGCGCGATAACCAAGAGCGGTATTTTCGTAGCCGGTAGTGTTGCCGTATAAAGCATTAAGACCAACGCTAGTATTTTTACTTGCTGTTGTGTTGGAATACAAAGCATTAGTACCAACCGCAACATTGTACTCGCCTGAACTGTTTGTATATAAAGATCCCCTACCGATAGCAATGTTGTCTCTGCCGGTAGTGTCTTTTGCGGCTTGATAACCAATGGCAACAACGTTGTAAGTCGTGCTGCCTACAGAATCTGCCGCTTCGTGGCCGAGAGATGTAACAAAAGGCGTGGCGCTATCAGTTCTGCCGGTTAAGCTGCTGCCGCCGCTGGCATCAGCAAGAGTAATGTTGCCATTGGTGGAGTTGTAGGTAAGGACTTGACCATCAGTTGCCCCAGATTGCAGCCCAGGAATACGCAAGCTAGTAACGCTTGCATTGCCTAAGGTAATCTCGTTAGAAACAGTTGCAGAACTTGGATCTGCGTTGTAACCGAGAACAAGGTTGTTTTCACCAGTAGTAGCGGAATCACCAGCGTTGGCGCCTAAAAATGTATTTGTGTGTCCACTGGTAAGACCTGAGCCAGAGGATTTGCCTATACAAACATTGTTTGAGCCAGTTGTGTTACCTGATGATCCAAGCAATGCCGACCAACCGTACGCAACGTTTGCGCTACCTGTGCTGTGATAACCAGCTTGGTAGCCTACATATGCGTTATTAGTTGATGTTGTTGCGTCCTCTCCGGCTTGAGTACCGACGTATGTGCTTGATGTTCCAGTCGTTGTACTTCTTCCAGCCCTTTTGCCCAGAGCAACGTTGTTACCTCCAGTCGTCGCGCTCCGAAGAGCATCCGCTCCAAAGGCAGAATTGTTGCCCGCTGTGGTGCTACTTTTTAAGGCTTGATTGCCAAACGCTACGTTTTCGTCACCAGTTGTGTTGGCAGTAAGAGATTCATAACCAACAGACGTGTTGTCCTGACCATCAGTGGTTTCTTCAAGAGCTTGATAACCAACGGCAGTGTTACGGGTACCAGTAGTGTTTTTCTCTAGAGCCTCAAATCCAACAGCAACATTGTTTGCGCCAGTAGTATTTGCAGTAAGAGCGGTATAGCCGACAGCAGTGTTGCCTGACGCTGTTGTGTTGTCATCTAAGGCAAACGCGCCGACAGCAACGTTGTTGTTGCCAGTGGTATTTTGTTCGAGAGCTTGATAGCCGACAGCTACATTGCTGTTAGCAGTAGTATTATTCTCTAAAGCCTCAGTACCTAAGGCAGTATTTTGAGTGCCTGTAGTATTTTCAGTAAGAGCGAGTTGGCCGACAGCAACGTTGGCTGACGCTGTTGTGTTGGCATCTAAGGCAAACGCGCCAACGGCGACGTTGTTATTGCCAGTAGTAATATTGTCTCCAGTTTCTCGCCCCAAGCATGTGTTTGAGCTTCCAGTCGTGATTGCGTACCCGGCTCCTTGACCTAGCGCTGTATTGCCAATTCCCGTAGTAATGCTTCGGGCAGTTTCGTAGCCAATACCAACATTGTTATACCCCGTGGTGAGGCTATTCAATGAACGCCATCCATTGGCAACGTTGTAATAACCAGAGGTAAGGCTAGTTAATGCGTATTCTCCAGTCGCTGTGTTTCTTAGCGTTCCAGTGCTGTCTTCGTTTCCAAGTGCGCTTGTTCCCAGTCCAACTGAACCAGTAGTTGTGTTGGCGTGACCATCACTCAGACCATTGATTTCAGACGCACCACCAGCCGCCCAACTTAAATTACCGCTACCATCAGTCTGAAGGATCTCATTAGCACTACCATCAGTAGTAGGTAAAGTTAAAGTGTAATCAGCGGCAGCCGAATGTGCCGGACCTTTAATGGTAATTCCGTGGCTATTCTGCTCACAATTAAGTTTGAACTGACCTGAACCCTTAGTAGAATTACCTCTAAATACGACAACACCAGATCCATTAGGATCAAGATCAATGTCACCGTTAGAAACAGAGACAATATCGTTACCGTTTACATCTAAATTACCACCAAGTTGAGGTGTCGTGTCGTCAACCAAATCGGTACTACCACCAGAACTTTGTGCAACCCAATCGTAATCAGAACCATCCCAGCTCAGTACTTGACCACTAGAAGCAGTTGATTGGTTGAGATGAGTGTCTACATCACTATCAGAATATGCGGTAGCACCAGTTGCAATACCATCGAGTTTTGTGTGATCAGCGTCAGTAAAGACATTGGAGTCAGTAGCTGAATCTACAAGTGTACGGATCTCTGCTGCAGTCTGGTCAGCCGTAGCACCACTCTCAATACCATCAAGTTTAGTACCATCTGCTGCAACATCACGACCATCAACAGTACCAGTAACGGTAATGTTACCAGTTACAGTTGTATCTTTAAGGTCAACAGTTTCAGCTACTTGATCAACAACAAGGACATCACCTGCTTTGAACTTACCAACGTGATCAGTGCTGGATTGCCAGACCTTACCGCCATTGAGTTCAATAACTTGGTTGGCTTCAACAGGTACACCTCCTTTGTCAGGATGATCACCGTAGTCCGTACCAACACCAACAAACTCAAAGGTGTGACCACCAGTGCTGATGTAAGACCGCAGAGCAAAGCTTACAGTGGTATTAGTGATGTTAGAAGTAAGACCAGAGGTCAACTCAATATCCCAACCTGAGCCATTGGCAGTGCTACTGACGACGCCGTAATCGACACCGTCAATAGTCACCATCATGTGATTCAACGGACGGCTAACAGTGCCGTGGAAGCCACTATCAGTAGAAATCGCTCCAATAGTAATAGAGGTAGCACCAGAGTTAGCGGCACTTGCCGTAGCAGTAGCAATAGCAGACGGACTCTTACCATCAGCAATCAGACCATAACGACCAAAGTCGCTAACACAGTTAGACAGGTTGATTTGACCGCCATTCTTAGCTTTAGCGTGGTAGTGAGCAAACGTGCCAAAGAATGACACGAGCTGTGCATAACCGTTGTTGGTAACAAGGATACCCGGACCATCCAAGGTAATCTGAGTAAATGCATCCACAACCATGCTGCGGATTGGGCTGCTAGAGCTAACAGCAGAGCCGTCCACAAGCAGACCACCACCACAAGGTGCAGAAGATTCATCACCTGCTACTGCACTATAGGTTTCACTATCAGTTGATGGGAAGGTGTTAGGATCAAAGTTTGCGTTGTCAAAGTGTGCATCACTAAAGTGAGTACAGTTTTGGATGTACGGACTCTTTAGGATTGTAGGTGCGGAATCAGTACGGAACCTAACAGCAAACGGTTGGTTGCTAGGCAGACCATACGTTGAATCGTTGTCAAGGCTGTTGTTACGTGAACCTTGATCGTCTGTAGGAACCTTAAGACCAAGCAAGGTGAGGTTAGCGATGTAAGAACCACTATCAACCTCAAACATATCGTTATTTTCAGTCGCAACCGTAGGATGCACAAAGCAGCTACGCATCGACTCACCAACAATAGAGACGTTGTTCTTCTCAATACGCAGTGGTAGTGTTTCTTGGTACACACCAGCAGCAACTTTAATCAAAGTACCATCACCAGAATCCGAGTCATTGATAAGTTCCAAGGCTCGGGCAATGGATTGCAACGGTGCCTGAGGCAGGAAACCCGTTACATCAGAGGCATCACTACCATTAGTAACGTCCACGTAACGGACAACAGTGGTTGTAGCTGGGCTGTAGGGTTGACCAACAGCAACAGTACGCCAACCACTTCCATCATAAATTTTAAAGACTTGGTTGCCGGGTGCAGTACTAAGCCACTGCTTACCTGTGATTGTGCTGCTAGGTGGGGTTACATTTGTGTTGACAACAACATCATGCCGTGCACCAATAGCACCAGTAGTTGCGATGGTGTTGTCATCGTTAGGCCAGGTCTCACTGCTAGTAATGGTTTCTGCTGCTTCATCTTGGAAACGAGCGTCCAATGCAGCAGTAGTTGCAATCTTTGTATCACTGCTATCCCAAGTATCCGTTGAAGTAACAGTATCTTCAAAGTTATTCCAATAAAAATCTTGCAGATACTCAACAACCTCTGCCTCACTAATATCAGGACACAGAGATTCTTGAATAGCAAACCGCAATTGCTCAAAGTTACTGTTTAGATCATCAGACCTAATTGCGGATCCAGGGTTGAACAACGCCTGGATATCGTCAATGTTAGTAATCCGTCGGATCTTAACGTTAGCAGTATCGTCACTAGAAGGAGGAGCTGGTGGTGCAGTTCCTGTAAACTCTACAATGGTAGGGTTGGCGTCAGTAATACGCCACGGATAGGTAGAATCAGTCGTGAGTTTCTCGTCATACTCTTTAGTTGTAGTGTTCCAGAAATAAACGTGAACTTCAGATTTAAAAACATACGGGAAGTCAAACGAAAATTGTGTCTTCGACCCGTCTCCAGATTTAATTGTTTGTACGGCAGAGCATACTGATGACATGATTAGTTAGTTTCTAATGTTTAATGATTCATCGATGACAGTACCTTCGCCAGAAGCTTGCTGTCTACGTTCCTGTAAAATACTTCGTGCTTCAAGATCTGCAAACATATCTGCATCCATTTCTTGATAAGCGAAAGCTTCAGCATTGCGACGAGCTTGGTTCAGTCTAATGTGAATATGGTCCCATTGTTTCAGGGATACTTCTTCAGATGTCTTACCTTGACGACGTAAATTACGCATACGGACAATACTGTTCCAATCGCCTGCATCACGCATAATTTCTCTAATTGACCGGCGAAAGTTTTGTTGTTCGCCCATCAACCTGAACAATTCAGATCGTTCAGTTGCGGTTAGTTTGACACCATCTTTTGTTTTAAAGGTGGTATTATAATCGTACTCGATATCTTGTAAAAACTTCTCTTCTTCAGATTGTTCTGCATGAATTTTGAGTGGGCTGAGGGCGTTCCATGCGCGCTGCAGCAAACCATAGCCATTTGCTTTCTTACCAGTTACAGGGCTGTACACATATGGTGCACGGTTAGCCGGGTCGAACTCAATAAGGAACCGGTTACGGTTAGCAATAGCAGACAGAAAATCATCATTGGTTTCCATCAAACCTTGACTAAAGATACGTGACCATTCACCACGTTGACCAGCCAACGGTCCAAGACTGTTAGTAAAACCAGCCGCCCAACGTTGTCCGGCACCTGGGTTACCAGAAAGCATATCCATCAAAGGCTTCAGTGTAGACAAACCAGTACGGTCAGTAACAGAAGCACCTAGAATAAACATAGCTTTTTCAAAGAACCGCTCAGTCAGAGCCTGCCCAAGCATGTCGAAGTTATCACCAACATTAGCTACAAAAGCAACCCAGTCAGCAAGAGGACCAAGCCACTCGTATGAGTAATACTTACCATCAGGACCGACAATACTGCGTTTCTTCCAGTTCGATTGCTTTTCACGAGAACGTTGTGCTTCCCGATCCATCAAACCATCACCAGTCAAACGACCGTTCATCAGCAGTCCAATAGCAGAAGTGGTGGCTACAAAACCCATAGCTTTACGACCACGAGTTGTGTACTTAAGGTCAGCAATTTTATTCTGTTTAGCAACTACATCCATGGTATCAGGATTGATATTACGTGACCTCAACAGTTCATCAATACGAGCTTCGTTTCCGAGTAACTCATCAAGAGGGGTATATGCCAACTCGTTAATATCACGTTGAAAAGGTGTAAAAATAGGGTTATACTTACCACCCATATCAATCATGTTCATACCCGTAGTGGGGAACATGAGGAACGGTTTCAAGGCTGGAACAGTTCTAGTCAGATCACTGACGCTAGAAGCTAATGGCGTATCAAGGTTCAACGCTATTTCACCAGTAGCATGTTTAACTGCTTCATCTGACAGCATACCGTCAGAACCAAACATTTCTTTGTAGTACTTATCAGCAATAGGTTTGAGGTTTTCCTTAGTAACAGGTTTACCAGCTTCAACCAACTCGTCCATAGCACGGAATCGGGCTTCAGCAGATGCATTAAACACACCACTAAATCCGTCCAGAGCTGTCATAGCATTAGGACCAAAGCGCAGAATAGGATCTTTACCTAGGTCATTGAGCATTTCAATTTGGTTGACAAGATACTCTAGACCATCATTGCCTTGTTCTTTTTGTGTACGAGCAGCTTGCTTAAGAAAATCCATCTCTCGCTCTGACTGCAAAAGCAGGTCAAGACGTGTACCAGAACGTACTGCATCAGGTTCACGAGATGCTTTCATAAACACGTCACCCGCATAAGGCAGAGCACGTTGCATGGTTTCACCGAGAGAACTGTAAGCCATCCAACCACGTTGAACAGCTTTCAAATCACCCGCCATAATAGCACCAGCAAAGTGCGAAATAGGTTGTGAAACAATACCACCAAAGTTACCTACCATTGCTTGAATAGGAGTAACAAATGCAGACAGGATACTGTTGTAAACGTTAGACCATACACCAGCAATCAGCTTGTTTTCGACCTCAGGGTTTAGATTGATAATACCTTTACCAAGGTCAGCAGTCATGCCAAAGATGTATTGGTTCATCTTAGCGATGGTGTCGATACGTCCGTCAGTCAGCTCATATGCCATCAGGAATTGATCCATTAGCTCAGGCTGGTTGTCGGCAATCATACGCATGGTAGAGCCAAAGCGTTGGGAGTCTTGAAAGATGCGTTGAGCAGTCTCACCAGCACCCAGTGCAGTAGCTTCGGTGTAACCTTCGACGTTTTTAAACCCATTCTGAACCATCTGAATCAGGTTCATCTTGCGGTTCTTGTAATATTTAGCAGAAGCAGTCAACTGAGTGATGTACTGCATAAGATCGATCACCTTTTCTTGCGCTGCTTTAACAGCAGGTGTTCCGTCCATTAGACGGGCACCCTCAGCGATGTCTGAGACACGCCCAGAAAGGCTTCCAGCAAGCAAAGATTGGGCTCTAGCCATATCCATACCAGTGACCTCTGAACCGAGCTGTCTGAGGGCTTTAGAGGCGACTTCAAAACCTTCCTCTACCAGCACTTCAGTACCATCAGGTTTACGGACAATATGAGGTTCAAGGACTTTACGGATGTCAGCTTTAGACATACGTGGATCGATCATCGAGATAGCTAGGTTCTCGTTTTCATCAATAACATCCTTAAAGGTAACCTTCCAGTTATTACCCTCCATACCAATCTCACCTGCTTTATGCAGTTGATCAGCCAGACCCATAACAATTTGGTTAGAGTTTTCAGCTGATTGTAGACCGTATTTAAGGGCAGGCTCGGAAATGATGTTACCCATCCGACCATTGACGCTATCAAGGTTACGTGCAACACGCACCTGGTCGATAGAGGCACCAACAATACCAAAGTCATCTACAGTACGAACACCAAGTTCAGTGTAGTCAAACAAATCATGGACACCCTTAAGGGCAACGTCCATGTCAGGATTGCTCATGACATTGTATACACCGATCTCATCTAGAGCTTCTTCCTGTTTAATAGCGCCTTCGACTAGATATGCTTCAGGGTCATCAGATCGTGGTTTAGGTGAGTTCTCAGAAAGCCACTTGCGTGATTCTACCGTCTCACCGACCAACTTATTAGACCTCCGCACAGCAAGACCTGTTTGACCAATAGCAGTACCAAACCGGATTGCAGATCCCAGAAGTTCGACAAACATACCGCCGCCGATGTCTTCACGAATATTCTTTTGACGTTTCTCATCAGGTGAATCAGTATCAAGTGTAGCTACACTATCAGGAACAAAGTCGTAAGTTTTAGGGAAAGACTTTTTAAGAGTACCAGTAAGGTTATCACCTTCGTACTCACTGCTCACCACACCTACACCAAGACCAGCCAGTGATTCAACACCACGGTTACCGATCCATTGCATAAATTTGTTTTGACCAATACCCCAGCCAACACGTGTATTAGCAGCTTTACCAGCTGCACCTAGAACCCCGGTAGTTACCACAGTAGGGACAACAACAGAGGCAATGTTACGAGCTGCCTCGTATTCTTTATATTGGAACTCAGGCATTTTAGGGATCTCAACGCCTGGCACCATATTGATTAGATCTGTAGCAAAATCAACTACACCTACAGGAATAGCAGCGTACTGTTCCGCGTAGAATCTAGGATCTTGGAACTTTTTGTTCTCTTCTAATTTAGCAACATAGTTAGCATACCTTTCTTCAAAGTCAGGTGCGCTAGTATCAACTCCCTCAGGAATCGGATATGGACGCTCTCCCGTAGGAGGCTGTGGTTGTTCAGGAGAAGGTTGTTGAGCCCCCGTAGGGGCCATCTGTTCCGTAGCAGCAATGTCGGCAACGGTTTCAGCAGCTGCCTGCTGTTCTGCCATTACCTCATACTGCAACTCTTCAGACATTTGCATGTCTTGAGATGAATCAGACTCATACCTCTCTTCAGTATCAATAGGCATGGTTTAATGTTTAGTAATTAAAATCCAAGGTTGGGAATAAAAGATCGGTTAAGCTCTTTACGTCCAGGTCTATGTGACATAGCTGGGCGTTCGTAGTTTTCCAAGAACCAATCAGCAGCCTCTTCAGGGCTGTTAAACTGCATTTGAAGGTATTCAGGAGCCCTATCATCTTGCAAAGCATGTTTGATCTGACCTTTCCAGTTAGCACGCCAGTTAGGTACTGCTCGTTCCATTTTACGATAACGATCGTCATACATTTGGAACAGTCCTCCAGACATACCGTTGTCTCCCATAACACCAGTTTGGAAACCAGACTCACCTTGAATGTTAGCAAGGATGCCTTTAGCGTGTGTATCGGAAACACCTAATTCAAGCATATAATCATAAGCTTGTCTAGGAGTTGGGTTGTTAGGACCAGCAGATGCTACAAGAGGAGAACCAGGCCGCATGTAACTAGGCTCTCGATATACTGCTGTGTTACCTGACGCAACATTGATAGCATTTAGTTTAGCTTGATAGCTACGGCGTCCATCATTAACAATACGTTGCGACTCAGGTGGAATAGTGATACCACTAAGAGCAGGTGGCGGACCAATACGTTCCGAGCGACCAGCTGCTTTTAACTGTGCATTTACAATATCGTGCATAGGTGAGCCAGCAGATAGACCCTGGAAACCTAGCTCGGAGGTTTTATATTTAAATCCTGGCTTATCACTATTCTGTAGAATATACTCCAAACGTTCTGCACTAAAAATAGAGTGAGGAACATTAGCGACTTCTTGGAATCCAATCATTTTAACCATACTCCTCATCTTTTGATAGTCACGGTACTCTCTTTCAGCAGCATCAACATTACCAGCGCGGCCTTCTAGTAGCGGAAAACTGACACCGCCACCTGGCTCAGATTTTACAGCATAAGGGAGTGTATAATTTTTAGTATCTTTCTGTGCTTCAAAAAGCTGTTTTTCGTCATCAGCTGCTTTTGTTAAAGCTTCTGTAACAGTGTAGCCATTATTACGATCACCATAATACTGTCTAGCTCTGATCCTAATCTGCTGTTCCATATAGCTGATAGCAACTTGCTGACCAGTCAAGGCTCTTTTAGTTGTACCAAAAGTGGTTTGACCTTTAATAACAGCAGTAGCGTTGTCAATAAGAGTTTTAGCTTCTTTTGTACGGTATTGACCAGGACCATTTTCATACCGGTTTTTATAGGCTACTTTTTGCTCAGCAGTACCTACCACTTCCATCGCGTCAACATCAGCTTGGGTGATATTTTCATCATTTTTAGCCAAAAGTTCTTGTGCTCGGTTGTTACGCAAGCCTGCCTCAACAGAAGCATATTTAGATAGATTAGTAAGTTTTTGGCTAAACTCACCACCTGTTGCCTCAACATACTGCCTTTGTAATTCAGCGATATTTTGAGTAGTAGGGCTTGCTGCTGCAGCACGGACGAACTCATCTTCTAACTCTCCGTTAGCTTGACGTTCAACTTTGTCCCTAACTGTTCTCCAATTAAGTTCGTTTCTATTACGGTCTTCAATAACCTTTGCTCGGATACCAACAGCTTGACCTTTACTGTTAGTAAAATGTTCTCCAAACGTTGTCTCTTTACCGTTAATAGTAAGGGGAAGCTGATCAATAACAGACATGTCCATAATAGGATTGCCTGTTTTTTGATCAACAGCCGTCATAGAAGGTGTTAAATCTTTCCAAGATTCTGCAGCATCATAGTTGTTAAGATCTTGTAATTTAGACCAAACTGCAGGAAATTGTATTAAAAGATTTTCTCCTGAAGAGTTTTCAAAAATAGAGATGTTAGTATTACGGTTTTGATTATCCTCTACTTTAATTTGTTCAGTTCTAAAAGTTTTAAGAAGTGAACCTATTGTTGTTTCTAAACGTTTTTCAACATTAGCAACAATTTCAGCAGGATAACCTGTATCCCTAAAGTTTGCTCTGATAGCTTTAGCCATGTCAAACAGAGCATCTCGTTTGTCCTCATATTCAAGAGGACGTCCTTCTGCTGCTTGTTCACGGCGGTTTACACCATCAAGGAGGTAATCCAACATAACGCCATCACGCAAGGCAGCGTCGATTGTTGAAAGACTAAAACGTACTATTTGGTTAGGATCTCTATTTTTTACTTTAGATACAACTAGAGGGTCAGCCCCACCAGTTGCTTCAGCTGCAGTGACAGCAGCCTGTTGCTGTACACTTGTGGCAGCAGCGTCTGCAATATAAAGACCAAGGTTATCGTAATTGGCTTCTTTTGCAGCGTTAACCCTGTCATCGTAATCTTCTTTACGCTTCTTCTCCTCTAACTTCAAAGCGTAATTCATCGCTGTATCACTAAAGTTAGCAATACTTTGGAAGATTTTATTACTAGCTTCAATGTCTATAGCAGCTTGTCTAGATTGCTGCTGAGCTTGTAAGCGTAAACCTTCAAGTTCTCTTTGAGAATTTTGGGTTTCAATTTGGAAGTTCTTTTCTTCCATCCGCCGTGTGGCGGCTTGGTCTTCTTTTTGTTGTGCAAGGGATCTCCGCCGCTCCGAGATCTCTGCTTCTGCACGCTCACGCATGTTACGGGCAGTACGTTCACTGTCCTCCCGCATACGCTGGATATTACTTTTGTCAACCCGACGAGGGCTGTAACCACGGGATTGTGCGGCTCTACGATACTGTGCCATAATTAGTTAAATGCCCCGCGAAGATCAGCTTGCATCAAACCACCAGCGGCTTGACCAATACCCTGTACGATCGGTGCAAAGGTGCTTTGTTGCAGTGGTGCAGGGATAAATGCTGCGGTTGCTTCAATAGGTTCTACAAAGATACGTTCAGGTGCTTGGATAGGTTTAGGTAGTTCAGGCAAACGTTGTGGTCTAACCATCATAGCTGCTCTGACATTTTGATCGTCGATAAACTTACCGAGAGCAATGTCACGCATGTTACGTTCAGATTGAATCCGTGCACTGTTTAAGCTTGCACTCATTACAGCACGGTCTCTGCCAAATTGAGCCATAGTACTTTGTACAGCTTTTGCCCTAGACTTACCAGCTTGCATTAAAGCAACTTGCCCTTCTTTTTGCAACTGTTCTACCAACAAACTTTCACGTTGAAAAGCGTCTTCGTTTAAAATATCATTAAAAGAAGCTTGCTCAGATTCTTGCGCCTGCTTAGCCGCCATGCTGTTGTAAGCAAGTTGCTTCTCTGTATTCTCTACAGAAGCTAGGTATTGAGAAACAGTTTGTTGGTAGTTGTACTCCTGAATCTCTTGATTGTACTTATAATTCCGAAGGCTTGTTTCCCACTCGTAAGCACGGTTGTTATAATAATTTGCTTTATCAGCAGCAAAAACTGCTTGGTTGTGTCTGTTTGTTCTACGTGCCTGTTCCTTAGCTGCTTTTTCTTGTGTTTTAGCGTTTTTACGAGCAGTTCTATTATTTTTTGATGCTTGTTTACTAGCACTAATGCCGCCAGCAATTGATGCCGCAGCACTGATACCAGCCATAACTCCAGCAAAAACTGCCATAATTAAGACCTCCTATAATACTTGTTAGAATAGTTACCTTCCCACATCATCGACACTAGCGATACAGGGTATGGAAAATCACTTGTCACTTTAAGTTCAAAATTAGTGTTACGTTGATGGATAGGTAAGGTAAATACTCGTTCCTGTACTACAGGATTAGTATCACCATTATAATTGTTAGCGTCAGCAGTATGCTGTACATCTTTCCACTCGTTAGAGCCAGTTGGTTTTAGTTTAAAACGTAGAGCACCAGTACGACCAACAGACATTTTAACCCTAGCAATAGTCAGAGCAGCTGTATAATCAGCTCCCTGCTCTCTCCTAAGGTAGAACTTAGGTAGGGTAGCCTCTAGATCATAACCATAACCAACTACAATACCATCTTCATAATCAGTAAAGTCACCCTTTACTTCAAAGTAATGGTAGTTAGTTGAATCTTCAATACGCTCAATAGCCTTAGACCAGTAACCCTGATCTGAGTCCAGCTCAGCATCAGTACCATCGTCTGCTGTAGGCACTGTAAGGAGCATCACAGCGTCCTTATCGTCGATTGGGGTATAAGGTACGTAAATCTTGGTAATGTCGTTTGTAGAGTCATATACGACTGCATCAACGGACGTATGAGGTTTGACAGGACGGGTAGCCATATCAAGAGGTACGTTACCAGTAAATCCAGAAGATGTAGCTAGGATGTTACCAGACGGCAGTTCATCCAACTCAATACTACCAATTGTATATTCATCTTCCTGCTGCGACACAACAGTAACTGCATCGTTAATAATACGTGCAGCTTGGATAGTACCAGGTAGTTCCCACTTCACCCATGCTTGGAATAGATCTTCCTTACCGTTGTTGTAGAACCGGTACAAGTACAGGTATTCAGTATCACGGTCAACCATCATAACAACAGAGTTAGGAGGGCTGACAGTCAGATCATCTACAGTATCAGGGATCCACTCCAGTACAGCTTTACTAATATCAACCACCACTGGTGTCTGTTCGACATCACGTAGAGTCATGGTAAACAGCTTGCTGTAACCAGGCACTTTACTGACAAATGCAGAAGTAGTGCCAATATCTACAGGTTGGATATTAGTAGCCATCTCGTAGTTAGATAGCGTACGGATAACAGCAGAGGTAGGTGTCAGGATACTTGCATCTGTAGCGTACACTTGGAACTGCTGACGTTCACTGAACAACAGCAAGCCCTGGGGAGACGGTAAAACGTCAGACAAGGTGACAGGACGTACACTAGACACGTTCAAGTCAATAGGATCTGAGTCAATCTGAGTCAGTGCAGACTTAGAGAAGAAGTTGTAGTTGTCGTTAGCAACACCAAAAATAACGTTATCCTCAGATAACACACCAAACCTATTACTGTAAAAGAAAGTAGAATTGATCTTTTTACCAACAAAAGACGGCTGTGGGTTAGTGTTATCATCACCAGTCAGGCGGTCCTTGTAGGTAATAGGACCGAATGTAAAGGTAGTAGCACCAGTGTTAGCCAACTCGTGAGGCATGGTGGCATTATCAAGCCCAGGTGATGCATCACGTGCAATAGTCTCCTGCCAATATCCCTTACCACCGACACCATCAGCAGCAACAAACTTCAGATAATAATCATCATCCTCAGTATCACTGTTCAGGATCTTGATGTTGTGGTCATGGAATGACTCCAGGGGAAGTTCAGATACATTAGTAACGTCATCTTGAGATGCTTCCAATGTGTTGTTTGAAGGACCACCTACAGCACTAAGACTAAAGTATTTGTAGGTAACACTAGAACCAGGCTCTTCATCTACAACAACATCATTAGACTCTGTAGTTCTACGAATAGTAATACTATTAGCGTAGGAGTTAAGGTACCATTTACCATCAAACTCAGTATCGCTAGCAGTGTGACGTGCTTCTAGGAGTGTTTGAATAGCACCCAGCAGATCATGACTAGCATGTGTGCCAGTCAGGAACGATGTAAAGGTAGCACTAGATTGAGCAGTTGCAGTTGCAGTATGCTCAGTACCACTGGTGGTGCCTTTAATGGTTACCTTACACTCGTCACTGTCAGTCAGAGAGATAAGCTTCAGCGTACCTTGTGAATTAGCCACAAAGGTACCATCTGCATCCATAGCAGTGTCAACAGTTTTGTTGGTAATAATAGTGGTATCCTGGATGCTACGGAAATGATAGTCATCCTGTTCGGTGCCAGTCAAATAGCTGGTACCATTATTTGTCACTGTGCAGAATGTACCTTCAGCCGCAGTCCATACATACAAGTTGGTACCTTTGATAGCACCAATGTAAGAACCAGCAGTAGCACGGTCAATAAAAAACCATGCTGCATCTGCCAGTTCAGTCTTGGTAAATGCAGTACCATCAGCTTTCTTTAGCACGTTAGTGTGCTTCATACCAGGACGCTTCAGAAGACCAAACGTAGGATCAGGGTAGCCGTTCACACACTCAGTCAGCTGGTTGATTAGTTTCTTGTCGTCAGTTTGGCGGGATACACCACCAAGAAAATTAGGGATCTGTTGTGTTACTGCTGGCATTAGCGTTGCAAGGTATGGAACGGTTTATAGCTATTGTAATAGTTCTCCCCTTGAGGTTCACCAAAGAAGGAGAAGTCACCCTGATTACACTCATACTCCATAGCCATAGCCCGTGCAAATGCTTCCTTCTGTTGGAGCATCTGGTATTGGTTGGGATCACCCATGGTACGGCTAGAGAAGATAGCAGCAGCACGTGCTACAATAAATGCTTGGATAGGATCAGGGATAAACTCCCACTCAAAATACCACAGAATATCAGCATATACACTGTCATCCCATTGGTCGGTATGTTTGATACGGTCGTAAAGTTTACCATTACGGTTAACGGTGTCATATTGCCGGTTATTGAATCTCTTGGAGGAGATGTTCAAATCTACCTGCAACATGCTGTCTGCAATAACAATGTTTTTGTTAGAGTCAGGTGTAAGTTCATAATCAAATTCTTTATTGAAAGTCCATCCTTCGCTCTGTACTTCACGCGACACCTCTCTCAAGGTGTTGAGTGCAATCGCAACGTCCGGGTTGGTTTGAGTTTCAACTCTGGTTGTAACTTCATTACGAGTCAATGTACGCTCAGCTACAGTCTGAGAAATGTTCAGAGTGTATTCATACGTAACAGGATCAGTAGCTGGATCAGCCTCTTCGCCAGCTACAGCGATAGAGGTACCATCAGTAACACCAGTACCGCCAATGTAAGTACCAACAGGAATGTTAGCAGTTTCAGTAGTAAGCGTAGTGCCATCGATAGAACCAGTAAACCGAGAGACTTCGTTAATAATGAGAGTTTCTTCAGTTGTCAACGTGGTAACAGGAGCCTGA